ATTAAAACCGATCGGAGAACCGTTTATTTATACGGGGATGGTCATGGTTGTTGCCAATGAACCTATCCAAACAACGGATAACACCAGTGGTTTAAGCCGTCGTCGCTTAACAATTGAGTTCAATAGGCCCTTATATGAACGCAATAGTGAAGCCAAAGACATGATTAAGATTGAGCAGGGACGTGTTTCTGGTGTCTGGAAAGACTACCTGCCCGGTCTTGTTAACTGGGTCATGGAGATGGATGAACAAACCATGCGCCAGTACTTGCTGGATACCAATGATATGGTTCCAGCACTGCGCCGCGTGCGTAATAACATCCTTCTGAACAGCAATAACCTGATTGAGTGGTTGCAGTCAGAAATTGTCCAAGCAGATCACGTGGCTGCTGTTGGTAAAAAGATTCCTAATGGTAATAAAGAAACTAATGAGCGTTACGTCAACAGTAATTATCATCTGTATCCCAGCTATTGCGAATATTGTGATGCTACGGGATCTAAGGCGGTGGGCCAGAAGCGTTTTATTAACTTGCTTCTTGATTGCTGCAAGAACCAGCTAGGCCTTGATGAAGTTCGTACCTTTAGCAAAGGTGGCAAGCCCTTTGTAAAAGGACTCGCCATCCGTAACTCTGATCAGAAATTTAAAGATCTACCCACTATTCTTCCTGAAGGAAAAGAAGAGTAGCAAAAGGGATTACGAAAGCTGAGCTTTGACTTCAGCCATTTCAGCTTCCAGTTGTTCGATGCGCTCCATTGCTTCCTGCAACGCTTTCACCGCCTTCATGTAAAGTACCGAGTAGTTTACTGATTTGGTGACGGTGCCAAGGTCGTTGCCGTTTTTGTCGCGGTCAGGGGATTCGGTGATAAGGCCAGGGGAGACCAATTCAGCTTCCTGAGCAACCAGGCCGATTTGAGTGTGGGTTTGGCCTTCCTTAAAGTTGTAGTTGCGGACTTGAAGGGCTTTGATGTCATCCCACTGAGAATTAGCATCAACAATATTCTCTTTGAGTTTAATGTCAGAAATAGCGCCGTAACTGTTGTTTGTGTTTACAACGTTGCCGTTACTGTAAATAATAATTCGATTAGCGCCACCACTTATTGAATAGCCCTTAAAGTAAGAATAAGTAGTTCCGTCACTATTGAGTTCGGATTGGATAGATTGAGCCGTTGCACTGCTATTCGAGACAATCAGTGTGGTCACTCCGCCGCCTTGATCGGATAGAATTTCATGATAATTTTGACTTCCGCCAGTATAAGTACCTGTATTTGAAACTTTAACAAACCCGCCACTCGTGATTCTCATCCGCTCTGCCGGGACTTCGCTGCCGTTAGGAGTAGTCCAGAACGACAAACGTCCCGGACTATCGCTTGTATCTCCAGAGGTGTTCCATTCATCGTCTGCCCAGCAATCTATAAGTGCACCATCAGAAAAAGTAGTTCCATTTGCTCCCCGGAAAACAATTACACCAAGTCGATCGCCTGATTGAACTTTTGTTAATGAACCGTCTGTTGTTCCTCTTGACCGCTGGAGGTCAAGGACTGGACAAGTTCCTGCTGCTGTTCCAACATAACTAGTTAAGGACATGCCTCCGTAACCAGATCCAGTTCTGACCACTGCTAGTGATTGTTCAAGACGGAGGTTATTTGCTACTGTGCTTGTTCCTAGCAGCAGGCGGCCGGAGGAGTCGATGCGCATCCTCTCCGTCGGGCTGGCGGCGCCGTCGGCGGTGGTGCTGAAGACCAACCTGCCCGGCATGTCGTTGAGGCCGGGAGTGCCATCTACTTCGGCTGTTATAGCTGCTCCAGTAATAAAATTAGCCCCATCGTTTCCAGAATATAAAACTTCGCCTATACTATCGCCGCTTATGACAATAGTGTTGCCGCCAATAGACGCGCTTCTGCTTTTTGCAAATGCAAGCCTGGGAGAGGCGGTATTTGCGCTATTTCTGGTTATACACAGGGACGCATCTGTTCCCGTGCTTTCTACCTGAACTATTGGAGCAGGCGAAATTGATAAATTGCTCCGAGCCGCGCTCGTCCCCACCAGCAGCCTGCCGGAGCTGTCAATGCGAGCGCGTTCGGTGGCATTTGTATTAAAAGAAAGGCTATTATCGCCGTGATCGTAGGCTATTCTTCCCACGTTTTCTGAGTCAGCATCGCCAAATTGAACGATTGATGAGCTTGCGCCAATAATGCTAATATAACAAGTTGTCGCTCTTTCTACAGCTAGCTCTGTTGAGGCACTTAAATTATACGTTCTTGATGCTGATGAGTTAAGTGCGTAAAATTGCGGTCCGTTGGTTCCTGTGTTGTATGTAGCGACGTTAGCTGCGCTGACAGAACCTGTTGCGTCCACAAACAACCGCCCCGTCCCACCCGTACTGAGCGCCACCTGATCGGCGCCGGGGGAATACAGGCCCGTGTTTGGGTCGCCCGTGAAGTACAGGCTCGGCGCACTGGCGCTGCCCAGTTGCAGTGCGGCAGGGTAGGACTTGACCTCCCAGCCGGTGCCGTTCCACAGCCAGGTGCGGCCTTCAAAGGTGTACTCGTCGTTCAGTGACGGCGAGGCTGGAAAGTCAATGGCGGGCATGGTTCAGGTTACCAAAACAAGGCGTTTGATGCGCTCGCGCACCGCTACGTGAACGGCGGCGCGGTCTTCTGTGGCAGTGGTAAAGCCGACCAGCCGTGAGCCTTGACCGGCAGTGGTTTCGCGCACCAGGGCAGCCGTTTGGTTGCCGATGTCGATGGACTGGAGCGAGGTGCTGTTAGCGCCCACAGTGGGCACCGCATTGAGGCCGCTGAAGGCGGCGGCGTAGCGAACACTGTTTGTGCCGATAGAGCCGTCGTCAACGCTTTGCTGGGCCATTGTGCCGTCACCCTGCAGCAAAATGATGCCGGTGACTTCTGTTTCATTGGCAGCGGTGACGGTTGCCGCCGAGGCATACATGATGTTGGCGTTGTTGGTGCGGTTGACGACAATCGTCTGGTTACCGGTGGCAAGACCACTGCCCAAGAAGAACAGGTCCGTCCGGCCTGGCTCACCAGCAGAATCCACAGCCGCACCACCGGATACCCGCGTCAGCGCAGTGCCGCCGTAGGTAACCGAGGTCACCGTGTCGGTCGCGCTGTTCATCACATGCACAAACACGACCACGCCTTGAGGCGTTCCTGTTTGGGTGTGGGTCCACGAGAACGACGCCTGGTTAGTTGAACCAGTGGTGCCGGTATGGCTCTCGGACGTGGCGCTGTGTGCGACGGCCATTAGAAGATCAAACTCACGGAGAGCTGGCTAACCGTGCCACTGGTGGCAGAGGTGGTGAGCCAGACAAAGTTATTGGCACCCACCGTGGCGTTGTTAAAGCTCGTGGTGCTGACGCCCGTGGTGGTGTTGGTGCAGGTGATGCCGCCAGTGACGACTTCCGTGCCAGCAGCACTGATGTCGGTGCCGTAACGAATTGAGAAGGTCACCGACGGGGTAGAGCCCATGACCGTGGAACGAATCTGCGTGATAGTGAGGCTGGCAGTGGTGAAGAACAACACCACGTCCTCGGAGCTGGTGGGGTTGAGGATGCTGAGCGCTTTGGGTGCAGCGATACCCTGAACGCCGGTTGCGCCTGTGACACCAACCACGCCAGTGGCGCCGGTAACTCCGGTCGCTCCAGTGGCACCTGAGACGCCGATAACGCCTGTGGCGCCCGTGGGTCCATCAACGCCTGTGGCTCCCGAGACGCCAATGACGCCCGTGGCGCCCGTAGCACCCTGCACACCAGTGGCACCGCTGACGCCAATGACGCCTGTCGCTCCAGTGGCTCCTGAGACGCCGACCACACCGGTGGCGCCTGTGGGACCATCAACGCCGGTGGCACCTGACACACCGATGGCGCCAGTAGCGCCGGAGACACCGATGACACCTGTAGCGCCAGTGGCACCAGAGACACCCACAACTCCAGTGGCGCCAGTGGCTCCGCTAACGCCGATGGCTCCAGTGGCGCCCGTTACACCTTGGGGCCCGTAAATCTTGGGGCCCAGCTCAACCCACTGGCTCGTGTTGGGGTCGGTGACGTAGGTGTAGAGGATGCCGGCGTCCTCGTCAAACCACTCGTCGCCCTCTAGTGGGCTGCTAGGGGGTGTGGTGGTGGAGGTAAATGCGGCGGCGCCGGTCGCACCAGCCGGACCCGTTGCGCCGGTGGGGCCTGCAACACCGGTAGCGCCAGTAATACCAACGCCTGTGGCTCCTGTTGCGCCCGTAGCACCAGAAACACCTACTGCTCCGGTGGCGCCCGAAACGCCAATGGCGCCTGTGGCTCCAGTGGCGCCAGAAACGCCGACCGCGCCAGTCGCCCCGCTGACGCCAACAACACCTGTGGCCCCGGTTGCGCCTGAAACGCCAACAACTCCGGTGGCGCCTGTTGCTCCGTCAATACCGGTAACTCCGGTCGCCCCCGTGGCACCACTGACGCCAATAACGCCCGTGGCACCAGTCGCCCCATCGCTACCGGCAACACCCGTGGCACCCGTGACGCCAACCACACCTGTGGCACCTGGTGGGCCCTGAACGCCGGTTACACCCTGTACGCCTGTAGCACCGCTGACGCCCACAACGCCCGTGGCCCCAGTGGCACCCGTTGCACCGGCTGGGCCTGTCGCCCCAGTGGCTCCGCTGGCTCCGGTGACGCCATCCACACCACTGACACCCGTCGCACCTTGCGGGCCAGTGGCTCCCGTAACGCCCGACGCACCCGTGGGCCCAGCGATGCCGGTGGCGCCTTGCAGACCCGTGGCACCCTGCACGCCCGTGGCACCTGTGATGCCAACACCCGTGGCACCAGTGACGCCTTGCGGTCCGGTGGCGCCAACGATCTCGCCAACGTTGTCCCAATCCGCCCCGTCATACACCCACAAATCGCCTGATGTTTGGTCGATGACGCCGTTGCCAGCAACCGCGCCAGGGAACGCGGCATCAAGCGTGGCCTGCGGATCGCCGCCCGTGTCCTCAACCGAGCCAATGATGGTGACCGAGGTTCCACCAGGACCAGTCGCGCCAGCCGGGCCAGTCGCACCCGTGACACCAGCCACGCCTGTGGCACCTGTGGCGCCGCTTACGCCAGCAGCGCCTGTGGCGCCCGTCACCCCAGCCACGCCCGTAGCGCCTTGCGCTCCCGTGGCACCCGTTGGCCCTTCTGCTCCGGTGGCACCTGTCGTGCCCGCCCCTGTTGCACCAGCCGGACCCGTGGCTCCGGTCACCCCGGATGCACCTGTGGGCCCAGCAATGCCCGTCGCGCCAACGGGGCCAGTGGCGCCGGAAACGCCAATCACACCTGTGGCACCCGTGGCCCCGGTGATGCCATCAGCGCCAGCGGTGCCCTGAGCGCCGGTTGGGCCCATCGGCCCACTGGGGCCAACAATGCCTGTCGCGCCTTGAGGACCAGTCGCTCCAGTCACGCCCGTGGCGCCTGTGATGCCGACTGGCCCCGTCGCTCCACCGGTTGCGCTAGTTAGATAATTAAGCGCAATCCAGTCTGTAACACCATCGCCAACTTTTAAGCGATTAGTATCAATTTCGTATCCTGTTTCGCCAGCCAGCAGGACAGGATTGGCGGCAATCCATGTTGCTGCTGTATCTCGGCGGAGCTGGATTCGTTGCCGCGTTGTTGCCATTGATCAAGCCCCACCACCATCCACCCTAGGCGTGTTGACCCAGTTAGTGCCGTCGTTAATGAGCACATCACCCTGTGCCGCGCCAGTGACGTTCACATCACTGAGATCAGCTAAGCCAAAGGTGCGTGGGTCTTGGCCAACAGCGCTGGAATCAGGCGCCACCTTAAGCAGCGTTATATCGCAGAACTTGCCATCATCCACCAAGCGGTTGTCGCGGACCTGATAGTTGACGCCATCAACAGTCACTGCAGCGCCATAGATCAGCCCGCCAAACTTGGACGCCTCACACCGCAGGGTGTAGTCCGTTGTAATCACCATGCCATCAGCAATCAACTCGCCAGGCATGTCCAAAAGACCAGAGCCAGAAATGGCGCCAGCAGTTACGCTGACGCCAAAGTCTGCCAAGAACGTGTCTAGGTTCTCGGTAAAAGCCATCAGCCGTACTTCTTCAGGCCGTAGCCATTGACGGAGTAGCTGGTGGTACCACTGGCGGCAATGGTGCCAACAAACCGGATATAACGCTTAAGGGCGTCACGGTTGAGGGTCTTGACTTGCTTAGAAGCAGCCTGAGCCACAGCCGTAAAGCCGCCGCCGGTCACATCAGAGAAGTCACCATCGGTCGTGGTGTCACTGTGCTGGATCTTGCCGGTCATGGTTCCGGAAGCAGCAGCCGCGCCAGCATCCAGGATCACCTGGATATCACCGTCAAAGTCTTTTAGATCGGCAATGTTGGTGGTGGCGCCAGTGAAGGTTGCCGTTTCGGAGGCAACAGGATGAAGCGGGAAGTGCTCCAGCTTCTCAAGGGTTTGCTGAAAGATAGCCATTGGCCTGCTCTTGGGTTCGGGGTTTGCGGGTGCGAGGCTTCCGCGCCTCAGGCATGGGACAACCCATCGCTATATCAAGCTGTGGATCCTTCGCTTCCTTTGCCTTGCCACTTACCAAAAGGTATTGGCCATCAGCATCAGACACGTCCATCAATTCACCAACCCTTGCGGGGATGCCCTTGATCGAAGTTTGACGAAGGATCTCAATCAGCATGGTTACGCCTCAGATCAGAGGGTGTTGTTACCACGGGTGAACGCCTCAGGGTGGCGCACCGCAATGTCAACGTCCTGCAGAGCAGTCACCCGCACACCACCGGAGGTATCCAGCGCGTAAGGGTTGACCTGCAGATCCAGAGCGCCCCACATGCCCATCAGCATCTGCGACCAGACACCGAAGAACACGTCGCCAGATGCGACCTGGTTAGAGCGCACCACGGGGTAGCCATTAACCGTGCCGCCGGGCTCCAGTACGAACTGGGCAGTGTTGGCTGCCTTCTCGGTGGTCTTGAATCCGCCGAAGGTGGTGGAGTTGGTGACGTAGGCCATAGCGCCAATGTCGGCGTTATCGGCATTCACCTTGGATTCCATGCTCACCAACTCCGCGTAAGTCGGGGCTGCAGCGCCGAAGTCTTCGGTGTTGATGCCGGTGACCAGCTTGAGACCTTGGGGCTGGTTGGTGTTGCCGAGACCGTACAGAGCAGCACGGTCAATCTCCAGAGCAATGACCTTAGCCAGCTCGTTGCGCACCATCTGCTCAACATCAAGGGAGCTTTGCAGCACCAGCTTGCGGCTGAATTCGGTGTACGCGCCGAGAGTCTTGGGGGTCAGGTTGACCTGATCAACCGTGGGGTTGCTCTCAGTAGGAGCGCCCTTCTCAGCCACCCAGTAAGCAGTGGGAGCGCCGGTTTGACGGGGGATGGCAACCGGGCCATTGAGGCCGGTCAGCATTGTCACCCCAAGATCCGTGAGCGCCAGGCGGTTGCGCAGCAGCTCAATGAAGCTGCCGGGGCGAGCATCGGTGAAGACCAGATCACCAGCAGCGGAGCCGGTGCCAACGGTCAGATCACGGCGCAGCACCTCGTCGGGCACCAGCATCCCGCGAGCAGTAGCGCCCATCCGCTGCTCAACAGCAGCGGACACTTCACGCTCAAATGCAGCATCCTCGTATGCGCCCCGATCATTGGGGTACGCCATGGCGCGGATGGCCCGCACAAAGCTGAAGCTACGCGACTCCTTCTCGGTCAGGCCAATATCAGCGCTAACAGTGCCGACAGGCTGGGCTTTAGGAGCAGCAGGGGTAGCGGGCTGCTTGGCACGCTTGCTGATCTCCTCAAGGATTTGAACCATGGAATCCTCCTTAGAGGCGCCACGCTCAATCAGGGTTTGGGCAATGTCCACGTTGTGCTCACGGCACAGCGCAGTAATTGAGGCAACGCGGGCACGCTCATCGGCAGCAGCCTGAGCCCGCACCTCGTCGAGGTTGGGGGTGTTGTCTTCCATGTCAGAAGGGGAAGGTACGGGGGTTGTTGCGACAGGTGCCGCAGCCTGGGCAGGCAGACTCCGGCCAATCCCAACGGAAGGATCAGCGGGGACGCTGACAACGCTCACCTCATGGGGTTGCCACCTGGTGATAACGATGTTGTCGTTACGCTCCTCAGCCGTATCAATGGAATAGCCAACGGAGATATTGCGCAGAACGCCATCCCTCACGTCGGCCAGCACTTCCTCAGCAAATGCGTTGCGGCTGAAGCGGACAAGCGCACGCGCCCGACGCTTTTCACCATCAACCCACGCACGCTCCACAACCCCAATCACGCGGTCAGGGTCATGGTTGAACAGCACCGGAGCGCCGTCATTCATGCGCCCCAGGTCAACGGCACTGGAATCGTGGCTCAGCACCTCGTTCCCAAACCACCGCTTAACTGGGGTCTCGCTGGAGAAGCTGAACTCCACAGTTCGCTCATCTTCCTGGGCATTGAACTGCGCCGGTTCAAACCGTGTCAGCTCTTTGCCAGCAAGTTCACGCTGGAAGTCCATCTTGTTCCGGCTGGTCTAACAGCAGGCTATGGACCAACCTCTTCAGTCATATCCTCTATCTGATCATCACTGCTTGGTTGTTCTTCAGGTTGATCAACTGAATCATCACTGCTGCTGCCTGGCTCCATTGGATCCGAAGGCTGCGCCATGCCGCCAGCGGCCACCTGCCCAGGGTTCACGTCAAAGACCAAGCCCAGTTCATTGGTCTGTTCAATCTCAGAAGCGCGTGCAGCAATCAGCTCTTGGAAGTCGCCACCGCGTGTCATGACCACCTCGGCCTGCGTCATAAAGCCATTGCGCACTGCATCGCGGTACGCCTTCCCTTCCTTCTCGGGGTCCACCCACTCCCAGCCCCGTGGCACCCAATTAATGTCTTGGTAGCGCTCACGCTCCTGCTGGTAGGCAGGCAATGGCAATGCGCCAACCGCTACCGCTGCGTCCAGCCATGCCTCAAAGACTGGCGTGTGCAGGTTGCTGATCAGGTACTGCTGCAGCGCCTTCCAGTTTTCCCGATCCTCCAGCAGGCTCAGGCGGCTGCTGCTGTAGTTGCTTTGGCTGAAGTCACGGCTGATGGTTTCGTAGCTGACGCCAAGGCCAGCAGCCATAGCCCTGAGCATTGCCCGCACGAACGGCTCAAACTGCCCATCCGGTGCATCCAGCTGCGGGACTGAGACGCTCTCGCCAGGGGCCAGGTACTTAAACACGCCTGGCTCAAACTGGCTTACGCGGTCGCCGTCATACACGTCATCGCCCAGCAGCTCACCCTCAGGGCTGGTGACAAACCCCATCAGGCTGCTGCTGGCCCTGGCACGTACCACCTCTGCCTCCTCATACCCAGCCAGGTGATGCAGCCGCTTAATGGCTGAGGCAAACCAGGTGACGCCACGTGTCTGGTGCGGGCGCTCCATGACCATCAGATGGATCACATCCTCTGCGGGCACGATCACGTGCTCACGCCCATACGGTGCTGGGCGGTTGTCGCCTGGGTGCCTAGTTAGGAATGCGTAAGCCAGTGGACGGCCCCACTCATCCACCCGCACGCCCAGCTTCCACTCCTCGCCTTGACGCAGGTATCCATCCTTTGTCTCGTCAAGCAGGTCCGCCTCAATCACCTCAAGCGCCAAGGGGATTGCAGATCCACCAAATGGTTGGCGCACCAAGCGGATAAACACCTCACCGCTCTCTGCCATTGCACCAATAGCCAGGCGCTCAATCTCGTGGAAGTCCAACCGGCCACCTGTATGGCAAGTGCCAGCCCGGCCCCAGCGCTTCCATGCGCTTTCGATCATGTCGTTAACGCGCTGATCAGGCTTGCCACCGCGCCGCATCTTGACCTGCGCCTGCATCCGAATGCCGGTGCCCACAACGTTGTTGCGCACAGCTCGCACGGCTTGGCGGGCGTAGTCCGAATCACGCACCAGCTGCCGCGCCCGATTGCGCAGGCGGACCATGCTGCCGCTGATCTCCGCATCAGCAGAAGTGGAGCTGGTGACCCAATCGCTAGTGAGGCGGCTGATCTTGGCGCCTTCGTACAACCGTCGCCGTGGGGCCACCACTGCAGGCTTTGCCTCAGGCTGCACTTCTACCTTCTTGCGTGCCATCAGCCGAACCTCACGTACATGGTGCCGGGGTTACCCAGTCCGGCCGCCACCTTTTCTGCCGCTCGTTCCCTAGCCACCTCTGCCTTCAGTTTTGACTCAAGCGTCAGCAGGTCTTCCATCCGCATCTTGGTAATGGCCCGTGAGCCGATGCTGTACTGCTGCACTGCACCGCCAGACACCATGGCCCGAATGGCGGCCTGCACTGCCTCTAGATCCTTCTCCGCCTGCGTGCGGCCATCAAAAGCGCCAGGCGTTCCCGCATACACCAGGCTGGCCTTGACCTGCAGCGTGCCAGCGCCCAGCGTCAGCTTGTCGCTGCCTGAAGTGCCTAGCGCCTGCCAGTACCAATTGCCCGCATCAAATCCTGCAGACGTTGCTGCCGTGATCGTGAAATCCCAGCCGCCATCAGGGCGGGCCACGCCTGTAACCGTTGCACCTTCGCTAGCTGTATTGGTCCGCAGGTAATAAACCAGCGTCCAGCTGCTGCTGGCCACCGGGTTGCCCAGCGTGTCGGTGGTGCTGGCATCAGTCCAGGCCACCGTATCGCCAGCTGTTAGCAGCGATGGAATGTTCATAGCCGCAGGCTATGGATGCCTACCACCCGCTTACGAAACTCTGGCGTGGCCCTGTCGGCCCTTGTCTGGTCTTAGTCCCCCCTTCGGTTACCTTCTTCTCCAGCTGATCCCAGATCGTGCGGCGATCAAATCGCCTATAGATCAGGTGCAATCCGGCATACGCATACACCGCCGTATCCAGCGCCTCGTTCCTGGCGTTGGTTGCCTTGACGTATTCACTGCTCGGCATCCCGTTGCGGCTGTAACGGGTCACCTTTCGCTCAGCAGTGAGCTGCTCAAAATACTCAGGCGTGGCCGCCTTGCCAAAGTGCAAGAAGCCTGGGCCTGGATCGTTGAATCGCAGCCGCCCGAAAAGGGTGTCCTTAATCGTGTCGGTGCCGACGCTGAAGACGCTGGCCCCACGCTTAAGGATCCTGCCCTTGAGGTTCAAGTCCACTTTCACCTCCTTGCCAATGGGAGGCTTGTTCCTCATGCTGGCACCTTTAATGGCGACCACATTCCCTTGGCGTCGGTCCCTGGCATACATGTAAACCTCGCCTGTGTTGTGGCCGCCAGAGTCCACGCAGGTGGCGACCGCTTTCAACACCTGCCCATCACTGCGTTTCCATTCGCCCAGCACGATCTGATCCAACTGCTTCCACACCTCGGCGCGTGTCGGGTCACCCCACACCTCTGAGTGATGCACCAGCCATCCCTCCTCCTCGCGGCCCCAACCCCAGACGCTGACCGCTAGCCGGTTGTCCTGCACGTCAACGCCGCACGTCAGCAGCAGTACGCCATCAGGCACCACGCCAGCCTCATACGCCTCCACGCGCTCCATCAGTGCATTGGCGTTGACCTTGCTGCCAGCGTTCTCCTCCCACGGCTCCGCCAACCTGGTGTTGATAAAGGTCTTCAGCAGCGGTGCATCATGCTTGGCCCGCAGGAAGTCATCCACCATTTCGGACCAGCTCAGCCAACCCAGCGGTGAGTACAACCCACTTAGGTGGTACCCCTGAGTACGTCCATCACCAGGTGCTGTAGGCCGCCACTCGCCAGCTGCCAGCAGCCTGGCCTTATGCACCTCAGTGAACCGTTCCCGGCAGTGCTCGCACTCATAGCGCACTGTCTCTGGCCGGTCCTGTTCCCACTTCACTTGGCGCCATTGCAGCCACTGCATCGCCTCGCAGCTGGGGCACGGCACATAAAAGCGCCGCTGATCACTGCGCTCATACTCCGCTTCAATCCTGCAGACGCCCTTGACCGTGGGCGTGCTGGTCATCAAAATCTTGCGCCTGGCAAACGTTGTGGTCCTGCGCTCTGCCAGCGTCAACGGGTCACCTTCCCCGTCCACGTCCTGCGGCCAGCTGCTCACCTCGTCAGCAAACAGGTAACGGCAGGGCATTGAGCGCAACCCCGTGGCGCTGTTACTTCCGGTGATGACCAAAATTCCACCCGGATATTCTTTGCAGAACATCGTGTTGCCGCTGTCCCTGCTTCGTGCTGGGGCAATGCGTTCACGCAGCACAGGGGTCTCGTCAATCAAGCTCTCCAGCCGCTGCTTCGCCAAGCGCTTGGCCATATCCAACGTCGGCTGGACCAGCAGCATTGGCCCTGGCGCATGGTGGATGACGTAGCCCAGCCAGTTGCTCCCGCTCTCGGTCTTGCCCGTCTGTGCAGCAAACATCATCACCACCCGCTGCACCGGGCTGCTTGAACTCAAGCAATCCATGGGCTCCTTCAGGTACGGCGTTCTGCCGGTACGCCACGGGCCAGGCTC